CAGAGCGTCCTTCTGCTTTTTTCAAGTAGTCAAAATAAGCAACATTTTTTGGTATAAGAATTTTTTCAACTCTTTGACCATCAGTTTTTAATGACTGATATAAATTGACATCTACAAGTGCATCTAATATAGCACCTGGAAACTCTTCTAAGTTCTCTCTTGTATCACCAGATTTTTTCAATTCCTTAAAGTGATTGAATATCATGTGAATTACATTTTTTGCATTCTCAGAAGGTAGATCATCTACGCTTATCACAAAGTTTTCATCAAACTGTTCTGGATTAAGAAGCAAACAATGTATTAGAGAACCTTCTAGCATATTTTTGTCATAACTATCTTCTCTTTGATTCATTACATAGTGCATGTAAAAATTGACAGGGCTAAATGCTAACTTACTCAAACCAGAGTAAGACATTAAAAAATCTTTTGAAAAGAACTCTTCTTCTTTTTGAATTCTTTCAACCATTGGTATCTCAGCTATGTACTTTTTCATATTTTCTTTTTTAACAATTTTCTATATCACCTGGGAAATACTTTCCCATAATGTTACCATTGTAACTGTTTGTGGTCAATACATCATTTTTAATCTGATGCATTATTTCACAATAGCCAAGGTATTTTTTAGTACAACACACTTCAATTATTTCTCTAGTAAAATTACTAGATTGGAACAATTGAATATCTTCTTTAAGTTCAGCACATGATCCCCAGTATTTCTTCCAGTCAGATTCTTTTATTACTTGCTTAAACTTCTTTCTAGTAGCTGTAGCAACTTTCTCTCTAATGGAAATTTTAGTCTTTCTTTCAAAGTATAAACTCTTTTTACCTATGTAAAATGTATTAGTAACCTTATTGGTTATTCTATATACAAAACCTACAGCATCCTTGCTGTTAGGTATATCCTCAATTGTAAGTATTTCTCTTACTAAACCACTTTTTTCTTTATAGATCCAGTTGCTCATTAGTCAAATTTTGGTAAATATTTTTCAATTGCAGAATTTAATTTTGGATTAAAATCCTGTATAGCAATAGCATTACCATGATGCTTTACAATATCACTTATGTCTTTCTCACGTGGTAAATACATAAATGGAATGTTGTAAGTCTCTTTATAAAACTTCATTGCTTTTACACCTGCGTCATCACTATCTAAACATACAACAATGTTCTTGTATTTTTTAGCATAGATTTGCAGTTGTTCTTTTGTCAATTTAGTAGACTCGCTATCTGGTGCAACGCAGTCTAATCTGAAGCCTAAGCTTTTAATTGCCATTATATCTTTTAATGAAGATGTAACAACTAAAGTTGGATTGTTGCTTAATTGCTCAGATCCTTGAATATAATCTTGAACTTTTAAAAACTTACGCTTTCTATTGTAAGGCTTGTAAATCTTATACAACTCATCATCTTTTGTAAAATAGCCATAGGAAATCTCATCTGAACTTACTGTTCTTATAACTTTTCCTGTTTCTGATTCAATTTCATTCATTGTAAAGTATTCCAAAGGTTTTACATTGTACTTAGTTAGCAACGTACTACCAATGTTATACTCCAACCAATAATCAGCATCTTTTTTCATCCACTTTCTGACAACTGTTTTGTCAACCTTCCATAGTGTAGTTTCTAAATCTTCACCACACATGAAATCATCTTCATCACCATTGTTTATGAAAGAAGTATAATCTTTAATAATTCTATTACAAGTCTCAACAAAGTTAAGATGTAATAAGAATGAAACTAGATTTATACCATCTCCATATTTTCCAGTTGAATGACATTTAAAAACATACTTCTTTTGACTCTTGTGTACATAAATTACCATTGAAGGATTTGTGTCTTTAAGATTGAATATGCTTTTAATACTAATAGATTGACCAGTCATTTTGGTAGGAATGTTTAGATAATAGTTAAATATCCAACCAGAAGGAACATCTTCAATCTTTAAATGATTTTTACTTGAAAACATGACATTATTTTAATAAAAAGAAAAAAGGGCAGGTATTTCTACCCACCCTTATTGCAGAGATTAATTACTTATTCAAATGGTAAATCTAACTCACTTCTGTTGTCTACAGCAAAGTCATCTTCTATAGAAGGTACAGCAGTTGTAGTAGCAGCTGTAGTTGGTTCAAAAGAATCAACAGGAACATCAGCCTCTGCTTTTGCAACACCTGCCTCAGCATCTTTAATGATGTGAGTATCTATATCAAACTTAAGCAATGTAGTTGGTTCTCCATTCTCATCTTCAATTGCAGAAAAAGGATAAATTAGTTTTACAGCTTTTGGAAAGAATAATCTGTAATTAGGGTTGCTATAACCTTCATTAAAATACTCTTTACCTGCAATTGTAAAATGACCCCACAATTCTGGATCAATAAGATACTTACGTACCTCCATTACATAATCCTCAATTGTATCTGCTTGAACACCTTTAGCATTCATTTTCTCAAGAATATTCATTTGTCTTGCAAGGTTATTCACCCATCTGAAAATCTGAGAATCTCTTTCAATTATTTTTCCATCATACTCATAAGTACTAAATGGATATTGACCAGACTTAACATTAGCAACTTGACCTCTAAACTTTCCTAATGAAGGATTTTGTTTGTCAATGTCAATACCTTGAAATTCATCACCTCTGTCTTCACCTTCTAGTTTTACATTTACAAAGTAAGCACCTTTTTTGTATGGTGGCTCATCCAATGTGATGTCAATAATTCTACAATAATGAGTACCTGGGTTAATGATTTTAGGTATTCCTGCGCCTGTTGTTGGTTTGAAATCTGCTGACTTGAACATAATCTTTATTTTTTAAAATTGTTATTAATTAATCTATGTATATTTTATCCCAGTGTGTTACTATTTTACCATCTTCTCCTGGTTCAGAGATGATAATTTCTTGATTTCTCAAGTGCTCTGGTCTTGCACCACAAGCAATTTCATCAGTAGTTGCAAAACTTAAAATGTTTGTTTTGCCTTTTCTATATATATAACCTATAGCATCAGAATTTGAAGTAGTGATACGTTTCAATTTACCTGTTAGATCTAAATCTAAAGAGTTAAATTCTGCACCATTTTTCTCTAATAATGTGTCTTTAATGTGTCCTACAAAAATAACATGTGGAGCTAAAGTTTTTACATAATTAAGAATTTTTTCAAATGCTTGTCTTAACCATGGGTATCCTGCACCATTTGGCATATTCAAAATGCTACCATATTGTGCTTTGTGTTTTGTAAACCACTCTTTACCCATTAAAGTTTTACTATAGATTTCCTCTGCATAAGGAACACACATTGTTTCCAATGCTGTGATTGTGTCAACTGCTACGTATTTGTAAGGAAATCCTGCATCTTTGATTAATGCACCAATCTTTACAATATCACTTACAGATCTTGCTTTCAATTTTATTGCGTCAACATAATCAGATCCATCTTCACAATCTATGATAAGACAGTTTTCTAATTGTGATAACAAAGTTGTTTTACCAACTTTTGGTTTACTAAAAATAACCATATTTTTAGGACTTGTTGCTTGTGCTTTTACTTTTTCAGTAGGTAACACAAATCCACCTTCAATTGGTTTTGATTCTACTTTTGTTGACTCAGCCATTTTCTTGAATTTAATATTAATTGATTTAACCAAGTCTTGTCAGACATTGGAACGTTGTGTGTGATGCAGTAGTGGTCTTTTAAGGTCATATTACTCATATGAGCATCTGTATCTTCAAACATAGAATCTAATGCATCTGGAGTAGTTTCTGAAAATGCAATTTTAGGTGTACAATCAGGTGCTACAAAAGTACTTGGTTTAGGTGCACTGATTACTTCAGACGTTGCTAAACTAGAAGAACTTAAATTTACCACATCCAAATCAGAAATTCTAATTGCATAAGTACTTGTAGATAAACTAGAAGAGTCAACTTTTGCAAATTTTCCTGACTTTTCCCAGTTTGGATCACTTTTTAATCTGTATAGTATACGATTAGGATTACTATAATATATCTGATCCCAGTCAAATAATTCTACATAACAATCTTGACCAGAGTTTAATTCTGATGGCCAAAATCTAACACATGGTACTTTGGTACTACCAAATTCTCCACCATTATAACCTAACTTTGCATAAAACGCAGGATTTTCCAATCCCATGTTTTTAAAAGCAGGTTCCCAGAATGGTAAGTATTCTGCAGTAACTTCTTTTATGTGCTTTTTCACTTGAGTTGCCATAATTAATAAATTAGTTATTACTTAAATTTTGCCTCCATATCAGGAGTAGTTGTTTCAACAACAGACATTGTTGCGTAATCTGCTTTATACCATTGTATGCTAGTTTCTCCAAACCTGTTTTTCAAAACATGCATCGCAAGTAAATATTTGTCAAAAGGTGTTATGATGTACTTTTGAGGCCCATACCTTGTTATATTATATTTGGCTGGCCTATTATACGCTATCATAACATCTGCACATTGTAATAGGTAGTCACTACCAAACACATCAGCTTCTGTAGGAAAGTTTTCCAACTTACCTGGCTTCTGACGTTCAGCATTGTCTATTTCTCTATTAAGCTGTGTTAAAATAATGAAGGTAACTGGTAATAAGTTCTTCATTTCTGTCATCATTGTAGCTAGATTTTGCAATGTTACTTGTTTGTTGTTTTCTGTTGACTCCATTCTCACAAGTAACGTGTGATCAAGAGTTATGACTACTGGTAGCTTGTACTTGTTATAAAAACTCACAATAGCATTACGCATTTGCTTTACTGTCATTGCTTTGTCAATAACAAACTCATTACGTGATGCTTGTGAATCAGCATATTTTGTAAGCCTTTCGTAGTCACCTTTAGTCAAAGGAGGCATTCCATCATCTTGTGCAGACTGAATGTATCTAATATTAAGATTGGTTGCAGCTGATAACTCACGCAAACCCATATTTCTTCCTAACATTTCAAATTGAAAGTGTAAGACCATAAATTCTTGGTCTTTGTTCAGTTCTTGTAGTGATCTAGTAAGGGAACCAGCAATTAAGGTTTTACCTACACCAGGTCTAGCTGCAAGAACATAAAGTGATTGCCATTCTATTCCATTAAGTCCAATAGTATTAAATCCTTTCCAAGAAGTCTTCAAAGATTTGATATCCTTGCGAGCTCTTTTCTCTACATATTTAATACTTTCTTGTAAGATTTCTCCATATTTTTTCCAAGGTTCAGAGACAGTTGAGCCAGTAGGAGCTTCTGTTCCAGTTTTGGGTGCTATAAACATACTTTAAATTTTGATGTTACAAAAGTAGTCAAAGTTTGAATAATTACCATAAGACTTTTTCCTTATTCATATTAGTCAATTCAATATTTGCCTTATTAAATACATCATTACAATCCCAACTTCTAAGTTTTGCATACGCAGCAGATGCTGGATGTGTAGCTTTTAGAATAATTTGTGATTTGTCTAATAAGTCAATATAATTTTGTGCTTGTTTGCCAAGAAATACCCATACATATGGGTTATTATTTTTAACAGAGATGTAGTTTAACATGTCTATTAAATATGCCATAAATGGACTCCAAAGTTTTACATGCTTGCCTATTTCTCCAACTTTTGTTGTCAAAGAAGTGTTTAACATTAATACACCTTGTCTACTCCATTCAACTAAATCAGGATTAAAATCTTTTGACTTGTCAATGTCATTATAAACTGAAGTAGCTATTGCGTCATGAATGTATCTTAATGATGTTTCTTTTTTAAGAGTGTTACCACAACTAAATGCAATACCATCTGCTACACCCAAATGTGGATATGGATCTTGTCCTACCACAATTACTTTTAGTTTGTCAAGTGGACATTCTTCAAACGCCCTAAATATTGTACGTAATGGAGGAGTAAACCTCTCATCTTCTTCTACAAGCCTTTGCAACTCAATAATTACATCATCAAAATCATTACTTAATAAGTAACCTTTTAGCAAGTCATGCCAGTTAGTACCAGATGCTTTTAAGTTATCATATAACTTTTTTGAAATGTCTTGTACATCAAATTTTGTTGTTTTCATATTATTGTGTAATTTTGAAGAGAATTATTAAATTTAAATGTTATGTCAGAAGAAACAACAATCAACGAGGAAGTAAACGCAACAGATCACATTGTTGATGTTATTAAGGAAGATGCAATTGTATCTATTCCTATGAGTACTGGATACTACAAAAGAATCCAAGAGTTAACAAAATTTGTTCTTGAAACAAAATCAACTGGTGTTATTGAGGCAGCTCATGAAACTATCAAAAATCAAAACATTTCTGAACCATGGGTATTTCATTATGAAACACTTTTGATTTTATGTAATGAGTTTGAAAAAACAGCAAGATCTAACAACTTCATTCATCAAATGACTGCAAAGGAATTTGAAGAGCATGTTAAAACTATCATGGATAATGAAGATAAAGTTGATGCTGTAGCTGAAGATGAAACTGAAGCTTAATACAAGTAAATTCCAAGCTCATTGCCTAATGCAATACAATGCTCAATAACATTTGACATATCTTGCTTAGAACAATCTGCAAAACTTTTAAAATCAGAGCTGGCTTCATCATATAGGCCAGCTCTTTCTTTTACAATATGTTTTATTTCTTCAATGGTATGCCCTGTTGAATTTGACAATTCTTTAAACAAAGCATGTGCTTTTGCAAGTTGACCATTTGTTTTATCTGGATCAGTTGCAATTTGTAAGTATGCTTCTATTTCAGTTCCTGCTTTTAAACTTGTATGAAACAATCTTAATTTTGACAAATCTTGTGTTGATACAGGTCTTAAAATCTCACCTTTATCAGTAATAATTACTTTTATTGTTATATTATGCATTTTCAAATACAGAATTAATATAGGTTATTTTTTCAGGATCCATGGATTCTAACGCTTTAGAAACCCAATGTGTGTCAATTGTGTCTTTGTACGCAAGAATATGAATTGTAGACTTATCATCTGGATTTAGACGTAGCAACCTTCCTATTCTTTGTGCACTTTGACGTTCATTACTATATGAATGTAAAATTACACCACATTTTAAGTTTGGTATATTCACACCTTCATTAAGTTGTTGCACACATGATAATAAAGTAATATCACCTTCCTTAAAAGCTTCTAGATTAATGGAACTATCAGGATTTTTAGAATGATAACTTTGTTTACAAACAAAATCTGACTGCTCA